GGGAAATGGTTCTTAGGATGAAGATAGATTCCCAGAAAGAACCGCGATTAGTTAGCAAATCGAATGGCGAATCGATTCCGTCGAGAGCTGGATGACGGAAAGGTACGCTGTTATTCTGTATAAGGCCTACCGGCCTTACATGGGGTGATATATGTGAGTAATCACATATGCTGTGGAGACGCGCTTACTTGGGGAAGCGGGCCTTCTTAACGGGAACGAATCCTTCGTCATCGGTATCGGGAGCTACAGACTTCTTACGAGAAGGCTTGGGAGGGACGGGTTCGTCTGGTTTATCATCAGTATCATCAGGAATATCCTCGGAGAGAGCTTCAAGAGCTGGAAGGGGACCGTAACACTGAGTGTAATAGGTCAAAGAAGGACTAATGAAAACTTGGTTATCGGTGACATCTGAACCGTCAGTGCCGTATGCGGTCACACCATAGTAAAACATATAGCTGGAATCAGGGGTACTGGCAGTATTGATAACAGAAGGAAGATTACCAGAAAAGTCCTCCTCATCGATAATACCTGCGAACAGGGAGGAGACACTTATATAAAGGGACTTAGAGGCATAGTTCTTTGAACCAGAGGACTGCTCTACGTTGAGGAACTTCTTAGGAATGGTAGAGACTGACCATTTTGCGAGAGTATGAGGGATACCGGAGCCCCATTGAGAAGGGGGTATCAAGGTTGCAAACATTACCATAGTAATCGGCTGATCAGATTTGTTGGTGACATGAATAGTAAAACGTGAAGACTTAACACGATAGTAAGCGTAAAGGGCACCAATCTGGCCAACATAACCGGCATTGCCTGTGTAGGAAGCATCTCCGGGATCGATGGGAGTATTGCCTCTATAATAGGGATTAGTACTACTGAGATAAGGAATAGGAGATGAGGCCCATTTGAAGTTACAGTTATAGACGTCGGCGATCGCAGCTTTACCACGGACGTTAACCATAGTCATCTTGGACTTAGCTAGTTTGGATCGGGCCATAGCTGAATAGAGAGTAGCAGAAGGATCCTGTTCTGCAAGAAATCGGGCACCTTCTAGATCGGCAACAGGAGCAGGCATCTTATTGAAGGTGGGTCGAGCGGACTTATAGGCTGTGGGTCGGCGCTTGAACGGGGCAGGACGACGACCGTAGGTCTTACGTACGGGCTTACGGGACTTCCGAGACTTCCGTGACTTGGTTCGGCGGCGCGCGTAGGGCATTTGAAAATGGCTTAAAATAAAATCGTGGCGTAAATCCAAAGAATGGAATCGCCAGTCGCGCAACAGGAATTTAAACCTGACTGGGAGAACACTGGGGATAAGGGCAAGAAATACTGCCAATGGGTGTTTACCTTATTCGGTTATGACGATAAGAAGATTAAGTGGTTGTGTGAATACGACAAGATCAGGTATATGAGGTTCCAGAAGGAAATCTGCCCCACTACCGGTAGGAAACACTTGCAGGGGTTCTTTTCCCTAAAGACGGGCCAAAGCTTTGCGGCCCTGAAGAAGAACTTATCACCAATAGGATCGCCATGTTTAGCTATAATGAAGGGAACAGTTGAGGACAATGTAGCATACTGTAGTAAGTCGGAGACTAGAGACCCTGAGTGTACACAAGGATACAGTATAGGTAAGCTACCGGAGAAGGGAAAAAGAACAGATTTGAATTTGATTAAGGACGAGATAGTTGCCGGGGCAAAAGTAGACGAAATTTGCATGGAGAGACCCATGCTATTCCACCAGTACGGACGGACACTTCGAACTATCGAAGCTATTACACAGAGGCACAAATACAGAACGTGGATGACGAAATGCCTTTGGCTATTCGGGAAGACTGGGACTGGAAAATCCCAGAAGGCCATGGAAGGGTATAACCCTGATACCCATTATCGTTGGGAACTGAACGACAAGGGATGGCAGGACTCATATACGGGACAGGAAACAGTAATCATAGATGACTTCAGAGGTGAGATCAAGTACAACGAGTTGTTACGAATGATCGACCAATACCCATATAACGTGTCACGCCGAGGACAAGCCCCGGCTCCATTTCTAGCGAAACTTATCATAATAACTAGTCCTCTTAGCCCTGAGCAGATTTACTGCAGACAGGTAGAGAAAGACGACTCGTTGGATCAACTCTACAGGAGGATTGACATCCTGGAACTGGTACACGACCGATACGGTCGGACGGTGGAAATACCCGCGGGAGGCCGCGGGCCTGTTCTTTTTACTGAAAGCTTGCTTTCAGGTGGTCGGGGTAATATTAGACCCGACCTAGACCCCAAAGCAACGCCTTCGGCGATAGTGGCTTCGCCACCTGATGAGCCCTGCGGGCTTAGGGAAATGGTTCTTAGGATGAAGATAGATTCCCAGAAAGAACCGCGATTAGTTAGCAAATCGAATGGCGAATCGATTCCGTCGAGAGCTGGATGACGGAAAGGTACGCTGTTATTCTGTAT